CGGCGACCTTTCCGGCAGCACCTAATTTGCCGAGCCCCATATTTTTAACACATGCCATAATTTAACCTCTCTTTAATATGGTTTATAAGTCCTCGCTTAAAATTCTGTACTTTCAGCAAAGTTACTGCCAGTACGGTGAATACTAAATTCAATGAAGATGAATTCAACTGCGCGGGTCGGGATTACACCAATCCTTGCTCGGAATTCATTTCTGTCAATTACATCATCTGTATTTAACTCTTCATCTGCTTGTACAATGAAGTCGGTAAGACCTCTCCCGATTTGCACACCTCTAAGAACGTCTGTCGCCAGCGATACAAATCTCTCTCTAAAGATTTCATCGTGCGGGTCAAACAATAGTCTCTTAGAGTCACGTCGAATGGTTTTCTCAAGATAGAACATCAATCGTCTGACGTTAACTCTATCAAGTGCGGTTGCTGTTCTTTGCAGAGTCTTTTGGCCCCAAACTAGGAAGCCATCGGTATCTGTAAATTGAACAATCGGGTTTACAGCATTTCGATTGCCATACATTGCATCTCTCTCAGCGAGAGTTGGACGGCTAAATACATCGGTAATGCTTGGTACGACACCTCTTGTTACACCAGCGGGTGCAAACCATGGGGCTGATAACGAATCAGACCTTGCCATAACGGCCAAAATAGAACCGGATGGTGGAACCCAAACGTCAACTCTGTTGAAGGAGTCACGTAGTTTGAGCCACGGCCAATATAAAGCCGCAAAGTCAGTATCAAACCTTGTGGTGTTAAGTGGGTGAATACCATTTTGCCAATCAATGATTTCGTTAACTGTCAATCCAAACGGAGGATCGATGATAGCCAAGGCATCTTGTCTGTAATCTCTACAAACTTCAACCATGGCCAAAATTACAGAAGTGGATGAGTGACCAGGAACGCAAAGCAAGTCAATATCAATTTGCTCTGGTTCGCTTAAACCAAACATACCACTGAAATCTCTTGGATCACCTATTAACAAATCGTCTTGTGCATCTGGGTCAGATGGAATACCATCAGAGCCACCACTTAATTCATAATCCCCATCAGCCGGTGGGGCTTGAATATCAGTGTTATCTTCAACGGTAATATAATCAGAAACCAAATCTAAATATGTTCCAACGTAGAAGGAACTTGTCTCATCTTTAGTCAATTGGCCCCAAGATTCGACATTCGCATCGTTGTTGAAAACTTCCATACTAAACAAACCTTCACCAATGTCGTTTGTAATACGGACCAAGGTGTTATTACCTTCAACGCCAGGGGTGTCAGCATTAATCGTAATGCTAATTTCACCTGTTGCAGCAGAGTCGCCATTAATTCTACCATAGGTAGCTTCGGCGGGATCACCAGCAGTTCCTTGAGGGCTAAGACCTTCAGCGGTTATATTGTCGAAGGCAAACATGGCTTGCAATCCACTATCGGACTTGACTAACAGCCTAGCACCACGACCAAAGTGTAAACTCCTAACAGTAAGGTTGTCAGCAGCAGAAGCCGCATCGGCTACCAAACTCGGACCAGTTACACCACCACCCGCAGCTTCAAAACCACCAGGGAGCGTTCCATCGGCAACTTGTGCATTGATTTCAGCGGCAACTTCAGCAGTTGTTAATTCGACACCAAGATCAGCTACGGCGTCTGTGAAATCAATCACTTGTACTACATTATCAATTAAAATATTATCTGTTCCATCGATTACCAAGTTGAGGGTTAAATCAGTGAAGTCACTGAAGTCCCACATACCCGCTGCTTGTGCGGATACGTCATCTGGATAACGATCATAAACAGAAGTTGTGCTGGCTACGGTCATTCCTGTACCCAAGCCAGGGAAATTATTTGTTCCTACAAGATTTCGATTCGCAACCGTGCCACCATAAAGTGAACTGGAAACTGAAACGAATTCCAATTCGGCGTCTGGTCCGAAAGCGAAAGTTGTACGAACACTTAATTCGTCTGAATCGTTTACGAAGAACTCGATACCATCCAGTGGTGGATCAAGTTGTTCATTTAATTCTGAAGCAGCCTGTTCGGCACTGTAGCTACCAGCTATCAATACCAATGTCTTTGATTTAAGAAGCCCGTTGATTCTCCACTTGAAGAACACAGGATCGTCAAAAATGTAAGGTGAGCCAGGAGGCCCGCCTACTTCGGCGTTAACTTCAATTTGCCCACCAGCAGATGCGGCGTCAACAGTAGCAGTTTGTGCAGCTTCGTCACTTACTGCGTCTATATCAGCAACACGTACCACGTACAACTCATTTGCTACGAGCAAATATTGCTGTGCAGCATAAATGAGGTAGGGGTCGCCATCTTGCGGATGTGGGAAGCCAAAAACAGTATTTAACTCTCTAGTCGTCTGAATTAGAGTTGGAATGTTGATCGGCCCCTTGCTTGCAAAGCCTACAATTCCAGCCCTGTGTAATGTTCGCTCTGGCTGAATAAAACTTAAATCGTTTTCAGAAATACGAACACTAGGGCTGATTGTATTAGATGGAGGAAAACCTCTTAAAATTGCCATAGTTATTCTCCCTTGGTTTCTTTATTTTTCTTAACCTTTTTTGTGGTGATAAAACCCATTTTTTCAAGACGATCAACATATTCTGTAGATCGCTCATCCTCTAAATAGTATGTATGTTGTCCCTTACCAATTCCTGGGATTATTAATGTAGTAAATGCTTTACTTCCACTGCCAGGGACTCCAACTCTTGATCTCACAACCAGTTGGACAGGAGCGCGGGTCTTGTTTTTAATCTCTATCATCCTCAACCTTTACTTCAAATTTCTCAATAACTTCCTCGAAATCTCCCTCGTTGGACGTTAGTGCTACATCAGTTTTAATATCCAGTACGGCTCTCTTCCGTTTAATCGGTTGAGGTATATATGTTTCAACCGTCATGTTCCACTGATATTTTAATACCCTCTCTGCCTGATCTCCTGGTTCATTGTCTAAATTCCCACCAGAGGAATCTAATTTTACTACAGTTTCCCAATGAACTCCTCGTACACTTATATATCCCATCGGGAAGATTTTCGGTAATACCTGCTCTATAATTTGGAGCATGTCTTCTTCATACCGTGTCCAAGCCCACATCGTATAAGAAATTGTTATTGGTAAACCCGGCCCAATACCAAAAACAGTGCTTCTTTCGACCCCACCTTCGTTTGCATAAAAGCCTGGACGCCCTTGTTCATCTCTTAAATAATTTGTGGCATTAGGATAAATGTACTTCTCTTGATTTCCCTCAACATCGTCAAAATTAATAGCTATCAAAGGCAACCTAAGACGGTCTAAAGTTAAAGAGCCATCCTCGGGAACATTGTCTTGAAGTATTAAAGCAACCGCACGTTCTTGACGACCCCAAACAATGGGAACTGGGTGGTGTTTCCCAAAATCGTCTTCGACTGTTATATCGCTAAAAAGGTCTAACATTGCTTCATTTGCACCACGAATCGCGCGAGTGTAACGATAAATGTGAGTACGGCTACCAGTTTGATTAACAATATGCCCCAACTGCATTGGGTCGCAATTTTTACCTTTACCAAATCCTGTTTTTTGATAAGGAGAAACTTCTTGAAGCCAGCTTGTAGCCGGATCAACAGCCACGCGCGCCTGTGAGTCTGAAAACTTACCTAAACAGAGTGGTTTTCCAGACTCATCGCAATAAATAGGGGGCGGGTCAGTATCACCACTATCATTCGCTTGGCTTTGTGGATTGCATGGATTTAAGGTTTGACTTCTATCGATAGGATTTTTAGTGGGGTCCATATTTAATACCTTTACTTATTTATTTATATGAAAGCATTTAAAATTAAAAGGAGATCGGTAAAGCAGCCTGTTTTTATTAAAGAAGTAATATCTGGCACTTTACCCAAACCCAATTTGCCTCGTAAGGTCTTTTTTAAGCCTGTTGATTATAACGGGGCAGTAGAAATGGTATGGGAAGATGGCGTTCCTAAACTCCGATATCATCAATACTAAAATCGACCTGTCTTTGTGTAGCAGCCCCTTGTCGATCTGTTGTAGTTTCCTGCCATTTCATGCAAAATAATTTAAGTCTCAATGCTCCCCACATAGCCCATTCTCCCCTGGTAGGTTGAATAATCCTCCAACTTTCTCCAAGGTGTGGCGTGTAGAGCCTTGATCCTACTTTGGGTGCATGTCCTATTAAGTTCACAACGTCCGAATAATTAAATTCAAACGCCATGTCTTCTACACCTTCGATACCAAACATGTTTTGATAGTATTGCGCGTCCATGGGTTCATAAAGACCCCATAGTTGAATTGGGGTTTGCGCATATAATTTTCCACGATCCTCACGGTGGATGGGGTCTAATGTCTGAGTTTGAATGAAAAGTTCATAATAAAATATAGGAGAGCCGCCAATTCGTATTACCTCCGAATCCCATTCATTAAATAAACAATGCTCTGGATTGTTCGGATCGAATTGTTGTAGACTGCCCGATACTTGATAGGGTGATCCATCTGCATTTCTAATTGCCATAATTATGCCGATCCTGAGTTTAAGCCAAAATAAGGTGTTATATCTACATCACCACCACCTGCCGGAACTGTGATAGATGCTACACTAAATCTCTGTGCCCATAACAAGTAGCCGGAACCATCTGTGACATAATAGCCATAAAGTACAACTGGCCCACCACTAAAGGAAAAAGTTAATACAGAACCATAGGTTGCTGTAGATACGCCTTCTACATCAGTTGTGTAGTCCCACCCACTTGTGGATAAATTAATTGAAGAGTAACCAGACCCAGATGCTTCTGTGTAATTTGACACTGTATCGTCATCTGCTGGGGTATGGTCATTAACGTAAAGTCTCAATACGGGCGTACCGGGAGCGTCATTTCCTGTTATAAATTTAAGCATTCTGATTTCAGAAGCATTGGGCACTAAAAAACTCATGTGTCCTCCTACAATAGATATGATTTAACATCTATATATTTGAGTATGACAATCAAAAATAAAGACGGAACCGTTTACAAATTAAAAGGCCCAAACCCCATTGCATCCAAGCAAAATCATTGGAGCGAGGATGAATTTGAGATGCATAATATGGACTGGGAAGAGGTAGATTTACCAGATGCCACTGAATTAAAGAAATTTAATAGTGACTTTGATGTTCAAGAAGAGTCCTTTTCCGAACCGCTTAAAGTTGACTTCGGTTCCAAGAAAAAAACGACCCCAGAGAAGCCACCGGAGAGGGTTCAAGAGAAACCACCAGAAGACGGACCTAAAATTGTTGACAAATTAAAGGTCGAAAGAAATGAAAAGGCTAAGAATATTGTTGATATCTGGGTATTACCAGCGCAAATAGAACACCATCCTGATGAGGAACCAGGAAGGCAATATACAATTAAATATTTTGACAAGAAGTTAATTGAAGCAATTGTTATTTTTAACGATAGCTTACAAATGGTATTTTGGACCAATGTGGATATTTGTAAGTGTGGGTCGATTATTTATCTTTGGAGAAATTCAGAAGGCCATACGCTTAGAGAATCTAGCTGGTGGAAGGTTGACAGAGTTTTAGATGAAACTCAAGATGAGCGACTTAAACAATCTGGTGGCCTCTTGCACGTATGCGTACCTTCCGAATACACACCAGACTTTAGTGATTAGGTTCTTCTGGCTTAACAGTAATTGTAATTCCGTGTTTTGATAATTCGGCTCTATGATCTTTTACTGATTTTTCGTAACCAGCTTGAAACACATTTCCAATCAAGACTCCGAATTGAGACACATCTTGATCCGTAGCCAAAAGCGTAGCAATCCGTTCTATAAATTCTGCGTTGTTTGGATATCGGCCTTTAAGAATTTCAGCCATATACTTTTTAACGACACCAACCTTGGGGTTTTTATAAAGTTCGCCTAAATTGTTGTTATTCATAAATTTTTTCCCTTTGGAACATCCAAGGAAGTTCAACGGATTCTTGATAGCCACCAAACCATGACAAGGTTTCTAAAATATCATCTCGTTGATCGTCCGTTAAACGACCAGCTTGTGTTAAATCATTGATGTATTTTGCGAACTCTCGTCTGTTCTGTTCATTTGCTCTTAATTTTCCCATCATCCCAGTGTCCATCAATGATTGCACAACCATTTGATAGGCGTTACCTGTTGGCTCTGGTTTCTTTTCTGGCATACCTCTTGGTTTAGGTTCTGGTGGTGGCTCCGTCCCAGGCTTTACAGGCATCTTTCTTCGTAGCCGTTCCTGGTTTACCGCATTTAAAAGAGTATTGGCAGCTACATCTATAGCCTTTCTTTCTTTAGCATCGTAAATATCCTTAATCGTGTCCATGTAATCGATCAAGTTTTGGTAAACTGTATCATTAAGGGCAACGTCTTGAAGTGTTATCTTCTTACCACCAACTTCGGTTTCACCCTTTTCAATTAAATTATTTAAAATTTCTACGCCCTTGTTTTCGTAATGTTGAGCGGGTATGGCATGACCTTCCTTTGGCTTGAAGTGTTCTTTTACATCTTCTGGAAGTGATGTATAATCGATTCCTAATTTATCTAATTCAACAGGCAACGCCGATATGGCAGAGTGTAAAGCAGCATCTTTATCTAAAACAATACTATCTTCGCTTTGTCCTTGTTGTTCGGCCCATGCTGCTTGAAGCATATAGAAGTGATTCATTAATCTTTCTAATACTTCACTGATTGCCTCATTTCTTGTTTCTATTTTAACTAACAGGTCAGCTTCTCTTTCGGCTTCGTTTTCTTTCGCCGCTGCCCTAGAATCAAATTCACCCATTTGTCTCTTCATATAACTTATAGAACTTCCAATCCACCCTCGACCGGCTCTTACACCTTTTGTTAATTCAATCCACCTTCTTGACCCGCGCCCGGTTACTTCTTTTTCTTGCTCTCTTGGGTCCAATCCTTGCCTTTGCCACTTTTCTCTTAACCTTCTTGTTCCATTGAAAAGTGTTATATTTGCTTGGTGAACTGTGTGTGCAAATTTTTCAGCTTTCTTAATTCTGTTTTTCTTATTTTGCGCTGCGTCTGCTACTTCGTGACCTTTTTTATTTCTTCTGTACGGTGTATATTTTTCATCACCAAGATTTTTAATGATGTTAGCTCTAGCGGCATTTACAATATCTCTTTTTAACAATTGCATTATAACGCCCTCGGGCTCCCAACGATGATCCCGTATAAATCTCTCTACACCCGCCTCGGCCTCTTCATCAAAAACTTTTTCCCACGTCTTTCTTCCAATTGCTCTCGATGCAAGGAATTGATCTTCTTCATCTTCACTATGGAATCTCGGCACTTCACCTTTCTGTAGATTCGTTGGCGTCCAGCCACCCACAACATAAAAGTTTTTATGTGTTACGTCTTTGTGTCTTGCTATAAAATGTTCTTGGCTATAGGCGCTATCAACCCAGTGTCGTTGTTCTTCCTCTGTCATATCGTTCCAATGATTTCTCA